CTCCGACGATCCGAGGATGACATTGTCAGGGTTGCCCCACACGTCAATTGAGTCGCTCGACACTGGGATTAGTTGAAACGAGCTGTCTTCGACGGTAAATTCGCCGGGGGTTAGCTGGCGTTCTTTTAGGATGTTTGGCGGCAGGGTTCCGCCGCCGTTGGCGCCTATGTTCGCTCTCGGTTCTTTCCCGAAGTATATTCCCACTTTAGCCCGCCCTCCCTAATTCAAAGTGCCTTTTATTATGATGTCGACTTGCGTAACAGTCGACGCAACGTCGCAACTGAGCCTGGGAACTACGCCTCCGTCTATGTATGGGTCGTTGGAGTTAAGCGTATATGACTCCAAGGCCAGCGTCTTGCTGGAAAAGCTCGGAGTAGCGTTGGTGATCACCGCGCCCCTTGATACGGCTACAGTTTGCGCGTTTTGCCTCAGCATGTCGAATACCAGTTCGGCGGAGTTGTTCCCCGCCACAACGCCGCTGCCCGTCAAGCGCGGATCGATGGTGTAGTCAACATATCTCGCCCCAAAATCAGGGAAAATCAGCTGCCCGTCGGAGCCAATAGACCATAGGCCGGGGTCGGTGTTGGCGTACAGCGTTACAATGCTCTGGATGTCCCGCCCCTGCAAAAACCGCCAAGGCGTGGCGCTCAGTTGCTGGTTCAGGTTCGGTATGCTAAGGCGGATGAAAAACCCGTCGCTGGAATACGCCAGTGTTTCCGCTTCCCCGGCGACAGTCACTGCATGCCGCGCTGAGACCGCCTTGTCGAGCTTGCCGTTCAGCAGTAGCGTCAGCGCGTCCGGCTCAACCTCAATCCCAGTAGCGTCGGCGGCGTTGTACGTTGAAAAGTGCCTGCCTGCGGCCTCTTCGTCGGACATTGCCATTAGGTCGTTGTAGTCGATGTCGGTGGGCAGACGCGCTTTGATATTTTCCCAGGCGTGCGCCAGCCCGGCACTGTCAAGGAAAGACATGGCGCACCTCCTACGTAGCCATTATTGTATCAATCTCCGCGTTAGTTATCGCGGCAATCTCATCAAGCCCCACATTGCCATCCGATCCTACCCTAAGCCAATATCCGGCATTTGATGTCCCTTGGCTAATATCAAGTTTCGCGTTAAGCAATGCGGCTAATGCCGTATTGTCCATCGGGTCGCCGGTCATCCCAGGGAAAGAGGCCGCCACAGGCACGTTAATGATGGTCGCGTCATATGTGTCCGTTCCGTCGTCTATCGCCGTCACTTGCGCCTGCACGCCGTTCGTGAAGATGACAGTATCGCCGACGCTTAACTCCGAGCCGGAGAAAATAGGCGTAAGCGCCGTCGAGTCAAGCCCCGTCAAAGCCGTTCCAATCGCGCCCGTTTCCGTCTCGGTCGAGGTGAACAAATCGGGCATTTCCAGCGGAACAATGTCGATTGTCGGGTTTTGCGCCGTACCGCCAATTATTACATTGGACGACCCCGCCGCGACGCTTTGCACATAGCTGGTCGGAACCGTTATGTCAACCACCCCGCCCGAATCGGGCGTAAGCGCCGAGCCGTTTACCGACACGCCGTTGATGACGTTCACTTCCGCGCCGTCCTCAATGCCGTTAAGTTTGGCAAGCAGCGCGGCTGTGAAAACTTCGCCCGCAAGCACCGCAAGCTGTCCGGCTGTAAGCGTCGCCTGTTTGCCGTTTAGCTGCAGCTGGATTTTTTGGTTGTAGTACAGTAAGCCGTTGTCGTCCAAAAATTTGAGTGCCATTTGAACTCCCTCCCGTAGGTCAAATTATTTGTTGCGCCAGCATTGCGTCAATCTCCAGATTGGTAAGCGCCTGCTCCGGCAACGCCCTATCGCCCTCCAGAACAACGCTGTTTATTTGAGGGCGGTTTATTAGCTGGTTGTAGTCAGTTGCGCCGCCCTCGCCTGTGAACGTGTAAATGTCCGTCCAATCCGCGTCCGACGGGAATTTGTACTGCAATACGTTCGGGCGAGACGGGTCCATGCGGAATTCGGGGGTTTCTCCGGGCAGGCCAGGCAGGCCTGTGCCGCCGGAGCCTCCCCCGCCTCCGATTAAGTCCATCAAGTCAGCTTCGTAGACGCTGCCGTCGGGATATGAGAGCTTAATGATGAATGGGTTGGGCGACTCTTTCCACTTCTGCGCCCGCGCAGCCGACGGCGGCAATATCTCTACGCCTATTTTATCCGGAGCGGTCATGCTGCCGTTTTTGCGCAGCTGCTTCACATGAATAAGCGGCGCGTCTTCGAAGTTTTTTGCCCTGCCGCTGTCTGGCGGCAAAACAACATTGCTCATTGTGATCTGCCTCCCCTCTTCTCACAAGCCGGATAAATCATAATCACGTACCTCCTTCCCATGGTAAATCCAGCGTAGGCAAGTTAAACACTGGCAACGCGACGCATCCGCATTGGTAGTCTTCGCGGGGATGGCAATGCCTGCCCGTGTAAACGCGTCCGCGACTCTTCGTCATATACCACATTTCAGGCGGGTTATTCCAGCTAAACGTCTTGCCATTGAGATAACGGTGGCATTCCCGAACTCGACTGTCGCCGGACGTGCTCCAAACGTATTCCTCGATCCCTGCGTCGCGCTGTTGCTGCTGCGCGAGTTCGCCACTTAGTTTTGATGTTTGATCCCTCGCTATGAACAGGGCGTGTTTACGTTCAGTGCCGTATGCCTCTTGGATAAGCCGCCCCATCTCCGTATTGCTTTTGCCTTGCAGGTATCCGTTTTGTATGATGTTAGTCATCTTGGTCATGGTTTCGCCGGGGAGAGACTTGATGAGCCCTACGTTGTTCGCCGTCCATTGCTGGAGGTCGTGGCGGTAAAACTCGCCCATGTAATAATCCTCAAAGATGTTAATTCCGAGCGTCCTATGTACGGTGCGGCTCCACTCTCGCACGGACTGCCGACGCATCGTATTCGCGAGGGTCTCAATCTTGTCTTCAAGCCCGAAGTGCCTGGCGCGTCGCTCGAAATCAATCTCCGCACGCATCATGACCTTCTGGATCATGCTGGTGACAGAAAAATCGTCGTCAAACCTTTGCCCGCGCCTCTCATCGTCGATGGCGCGACGGATCGTCGGCAGATGCTCCTTGAGCGTCTTGTTTAGCAAGGCCATATACTGACGCGCTATGCCTTCGTATTCGTCCGAAAGGTGCGCCGGAAAGTGGGTGATAACTTTCGAGCGTAGAGTGCGGTTGCCGTAGAACTTCGACTTTACCGCTTTTTGCACAGCTTGCGCCATTGCGACGTTGTTCATTGGGCATCACCTGAATCTAGTATGGCCTCAGGGTCGCCATACGGCATATCCTCGCCGCCCCATAGGTCCGGTTCCTCTAGTCCGTCCAAGTCGTCCTCGTCAATAATCTCCTCAACCTGAAAATCCTCATCCTGCGCCAACGCCCGGCGTATTTCCGAAGGCCGCAAAACGCCCATATCCATGTAAAGCTGAGCCGTTTGCGCTTTGGTTTGCGCTGTTTGCGCCCTCTGCTGGTCGACTTTGGCTTGCTCTTCCTCGCTCATAGACCATAGCGGGTTGAAGGTGAGCTTTATGTCCGGCGGCCCGTCAAGCTCCTTTTGTGCAATTCCCGCCGCGACGATAATATCAAGCAGTTGCCGCATATTATTTCGGAGCTGGAGTTTTTGGATCTTCTCGATGTAGTTGTACCAGTTTTCAAGGTCGCTTCTGCCGGTGGCGTTTTGTCCGGCGGGCGAGCGTCCGAAAAGCACAGTCTGCGGTATGCTTGTAACCGCCGATAGCATGTTGCATGTGGTGTCGATAACATCCTTAACTCCCGCCATCGGGATAGTTTTAAAGTCGTAGGTCTCGCCTTCGCGGTCGATGGCTATGCTGTTAAGTATGCCGCGCGCCAAATCTATAGCCTGAAGGCGGCGCAATACGATATCCATGCCCTCGTCAGAGGCAAGCGTGCTCGCTAGGTCTTTCATCGCGTAAATCGCCTGGACCGACCGCTCCAGCATCTTAACGCCGGTGCTGTGGGACGTTATAGTCTCCCGGAGATGCCGCCTGATACGCAGGTATTCGGGGATGCCCCAGAATCGGTAAAACGGCTGCATGGTACGCTCCGGCACGATTCCGTTGCGGAATATCAAGCAGCGGCTTTCATGCACCCAGAACTGGCCGTTTATGCTGTTAACGTGGTAACGCTCAGGCATGCCGAACTTTGACGTTGCGCTTCGGCTTGGGTCGCGGAAGTCAAAGTTGTATAGGCTGGTATAGTCGGGGTTGATAATAGCTCGTTCGTAGATGCGCAGCTCTTCAATTTTTTTGATTTTACTCCAATTAAGCGGCTCATCTATCCCGCTGCCATCGTTTATAATCATCACGCCCAACGCGCCGCCATATAAGCGCGACCACCTGATCGCCGTCGCCGCCTTTTCCTCCCACTCAAGCCTTTCGAGCGCGTCGTCAAGGTACTGTGTTGTATCTGATTGCTGCAAACCGAACGAATGGCCGTGCTTGACAGCCTCCTCGGCGGGGGTGTCGATGATCTTTGCGAACAGGCCGTTTAGCTCGTAATATTCCGTGAGGGACATATCCGGTACTATGCCCTCGCCGTGAAACTCATACGCCGTGGAGTTGTCTTGTTGCGTGCCGTATTTATTCAGCATGTTCCTGTAATCGTCGGCCCGGAAATACCGTTGCATCGGTCGGTCACCTCGTCTTAGAGCAGATTATGGATGTTGAATGATCCTTTTTCGTTATAGTAGGCGTTGGCCTGCGTCAGCGCGTCAACTTGGTCATCATGCGCCCCGGATGGGAACGCCGATAGTTCTTCGACGAAATCATGCGCCCATGGCGAGACGGTCGCGTCCGGGATAAATATGTTGCCTGCCTCCGCGACAGCCGTAACCGCATGGGCGCGAACTACTTTGCCGCCAAGGGGCTTGACCGGGATCAGCCCTGGTATCTCCCTTTTCAGCACATCTATGACCGCCGCGCCGTTAGCCGCGTCCTCAACTAGCTTGCGCGTCGTCCGCCGCCATTTCGCCGACATGTCGCGTACAGCCTGGACAGTCTCGGTAAAAGTCATGCGCCTGCGGACTTGATCCAGCAGATAACGATGCGCGGGGTTCTTTCTGCTTCGCGCCCAAACCTGCCCGACAACATAGTCGGAGGTGCTGGCATCCTTGAAAGTGCAATCCCATGACTGGATATAGTCGAACAGGTCGCCGGGCAATTCTCGCCAGCGTTGCCACCACTCGCGTTTGAACGTGCCGCCCTCGCCGGGGCTTGGCTGTTGCTGGTATAAAGCCGCCCAGTCGTAGCCGCCAACTGTCGCCTTGATGGTCGCAAGTTTCGCCGCGTCGTATTTGTCCTCCCAAAGAGGTTCGCCCTCTTCGCGGATATCGTA